TCGCAAAAGTTTGTAGATTCCGTTGTCGATCTTATCAATTCTCGTCCCAGAAAATGCCTCGGCTGGCGCTCACCTGCCGAAGTGTTCCATAATTTAGGTGTTGCACTTGCTTGACTTTCTGCCTACCTGTACGCCCCCCACGCCGGATACCTCCATGGCCCACTCCAGATAGTGGTACTGGTTCCCGCTGGTGGGCGGAGTCTGGACCCTCACCAAAAAACGCTGATAATAGGCCGCGTCTGTCTCCGCGTCATATCCCTCCGCCGTTGGACTCTGGTTGGTAACAGACACAATCCCGGCGATCTGGACAGGCATCATGGTGACACTGCCCGCCGGCAGATTCCCCACTGCTCCCGGTGTGACGCACCTGACGGATACCGCTCCGCGCTCCGCTATGGTCACTGTTTCCACAGCCTCAAACTGGACCCCTCCCCCGCTCTCAAACAGGGCCCCGGCGGGGACCGTCCCAGTTCCCGTAACCGTCAGCAGCCCCACGGCACGGGTGGCCGGGGTCCTCTGCTGCCCGGTCCGGGGTGAGATATAGGCGTCCAGGGCCTCCCCCGTCAGGTTGGCCGGGTCCAGCAGCCTCTTCGCCTCCTCCAGCTCCACCCCTGTCCTGGCAATGGGGATGGCTGCCGCCGCCAGCCAGTCCCAGGTGGGAAAGCCCACCGTCTTTTGATAGCTGTCCGGCACCGCCGCCAGCAGCTCCTCCAATATCACCTTCTGCTCAGACATCCACCCTCACCTCCACTGTCTCTCCCGTGTGCAGCACCGCGGTAAACTCCACCCGGCAGGCCCGTCCCGCCCGGGAGATGAAAAAATCCTGAATCGACCGGACGGCGGGGCAGAAGCCGGCTGTCTCCCGGACGCTCCGCTCCAGCTCCGCCGCCCCGTATCCGGTGGGCAGCTTGCTCCCCAGCACGCTGCGGTCAACGCCGTACTGGCTTGCCCCTGTGGTGCGGTAAACAGGCACCCGCTCAGGCTGCTGACGCAGGGCCAGATCAAACCACTGCCGCACCGCCTCCCGGCCGCTGCGCTCCACCAGCTTCCCGTCCACAAGCAAAAAACGGTTCGTCCCGGTATCAAAGGCGGGGACCCGGCCTATATCCCCAGCCGCCTGGGCCGGGATGACCTCCGGGACCGTTGGAAACATACTTGCCATACAGTTCTCCTCAACTCAGCCGGCCCAAAACGGCCAGCGTCTTTCCCATCCAGCAGCATACCACCTTGTCCCCAATGTTCCAGGGCAGCTTCTGGATGGCGTGGCCGCTGACGGTGTAGCCCGGGGCCCCCTCCACCACCACCAGGGGGGCGGGCGGCGCCATGACCTCTCCTCCATACAGGGAGACAGTGAGGGGGGCGGTGGACACCACTTCCCCCTCCAGCCCCGGTGCGGCCGCAGGCCTCCCCGCCTCCTGTCTCAGCCTCCTGGCCAGCTTGTGATCCCAGTCCATGTCCTCACACCTCCACTGTATCTCCCGCGCCTGCCGCCCGGCCCTGGTTCGGGTCCTGGACGGTGACGCTCATCAGATGGGGACTGCCGTACCGGTGAGTCACACTCACCACCCGCTGGTCCCCTGTCACGCCGAATTGATTGGGGGCAAAGCGGAGCAGCACCCCGCTCTCCACCTCGTCCGCCCCCCACAGCTCGCCCACCTGCCGCTCGATGGTCAGGCGGTCGTGCTGGTCCAGCAGGGTTCGGATCCTCTGCCGGGCCTGGGCGCTGTTCTCGTCCCCGCTCAGGCGCTCCGACAGCTGGAGCAGCCCATATTGATCCCGGCTGGCCTGGTTCCAGCCCCGGCCCAGTATCCCGGCCTCTTGACCTCCGGCAGTCAGTACGATGCTGTTGTACAGCTCCTCCATACTGTCCGACCCGGTGACCGTCCCCTTTGCAATGGTCACATCAAAGGCGGCCAGGTTGTCCGCCGGCTTGTGATAGGCGGTGATGGGCGTGCCGGGGAGCTCCGTCACCTGGAGGGCCCCGTTTTTCACCCGCCGCTTGTACTGCTTTCCCGTCTCCGCCGAGCAGATCTCCAGAATATCCTGTAAAATGGCCTCCGGGGTGTCCCCCGTCCACACGTCGGAGATCCGCGGGGGCAGTCCGGGCAGCGGCCCAACGGGGATCCCGGCTCTGGCGCACATCCGGCGGATGGCGTCCTCCGCCGCCGCGTTGGATGCCTGAAACACGATCTGGCTCTTGGTGAGATACCATCCCAGATCGTTGGCGGTCACGCTGCCGTCCAGCCCCACTGTGAGAACCACTCCGGAAAAGATCTCCCTTCCGTGGTTCACCACACGCAGCTTGTCCCCGGGCCTGAGCCCCGGCCAGGTCATATACCGGTCGTACAGGTCGTTCCGCATCACGGTAAAGGTCAGCTCCACACTCAGGGCCTCCAGCTCGTCCCGGAGCTCCGGCCCACCCACCCAGGGTGTAATATCCGTCCCGGCCTCCCCCAGCAGAAAGCGGTGGTCGTCTACATATGCAGTTCCCATCTCATACCCCCGGCAGAAACCGATACTCCCGGAAGGTCAGGGAATACCCGATGTCTCCATTCCGTTTCACCTTCCAACGAAAGCTGTCAATGGAACAGGCGGCGTTTAAGCGGCACTGCCCCGCACTGTCCAGCAGGGTGAGGCGGAAGGGGATGCGCCTCTCCTGTCCCCGCTGAATAAAGCTCACGTACTTCCACCCGTCCGTCTCCGCCTCCGGCGGCATGAAGGGATACCGGCGGCCCACGGGGAAAAAGCCGGACAGGGGGATGGACCACAGACCCATGGGGCCCAAGGTGTTAAAATCCCCGGAGATGCCCTCATAGGTCCCGTTGCGCTGTTCCTGCTCCGGGCCGAAGTCCGGCGGAAGGGCCGGCCACACCATGACCTCCTCGTTGTTGTTGAATGACACCACAAGTTTGTACGCCATGACGGCCACCTCCCTAATTGGGTGAAATATTTTGAATCCTCTCTTGACAATTGTGTATTTAGTGTGTATAATATAGTTAAGAGGTGAGACAATGAAGCGGCGGGATCTGATTAAACTCCTTGAAAAAAACGGTTGGATGTTCAAACGGGCGGGCGGGAACCATGACGTCTACGCCAAAGGAAAAGAAAGGGAGGCCGTGGAACGACACCGGGAAATTCCAGAAGCACTTGCACAAGCCATTATCCGGAGGCGGGGGCTGAAATAAGCCCCCCCTCCAACAAATAAAGGAGGCCGAAATATGACTGTTTTGTATCCTGTGGTGTTTACCCCTCTGGAGGAGGGGGGCTATCTGGCCTATGTTCCGGATTTACAAATCAATACACAGGGCGAAGACTTGGCCCAGGCCATTCTCATGGCTCGGGACGCAATTGGGGTGATTGGACTGGATATCGAGGACGATGGCGACTCGTTCCCTGTTCCCTCAAAGTCGGTTCCCCACCAGGAAAACGAGATTGTTTCTCTGGTAGACGTGGATTTGACCGCTTACCGGCGCTCCGTGGAAAAGAAAACGGTCCGCCGCAACGTATCCCTTCCCGCCTGGCTGGATCATGCCGCCAGCGATGCCGGCATCAATGTGTCTGCTGTTTTACAGGCCGCCCTCAAGCAGCAGCTCGGAATCCAATGAACCAAAACCCTGCTGCTTTTTAAATGTCCGCCCCTCCGGGGGCGGATTTTTTATGTGTTATCCAGGGCCCGCAGAATCCGCTGTACGATAACCTGTCCCAGGCTGTCGGCATACTGGGCGTTGCCGATGACATTGCCCTGAACGGTCACATACACATTGACGCTGGGCCCGCCCATTCTCCTGGAGACGTCGTGGGGGATGATCTGGGTGCCGCCGGGCAGGTTCAGGATCTCCCCGCCCCGCTCATGGACCCGGGTCAGCCCGCCGGAGAAGTAGCTGGTGCCCAGGGCGTTGCCCCCCACCTGCCCGGCGGCAAAGGAGGCGGCTCCGGCCACCCTGTCCGCCACCCAGCCCACCGCGGACTTTGCCCCCTTGTAAAGGTCGCCGATCAGGGGTATGCCCTCTATCTTCTGGTCCAGCCAGCTCAGCTTGTCCCCGATCCAGGCGATGGCCGCCCCAGCCGCCTCCTTCACCCGGTCCCAGTTTGCGGCCAAAAGGGCCAGACCGCCCACCGCCGCCATGATCCCCAGACACAGGGGGTTTGTGGTCAAAAACATGGTGGCTACGCTCATAAACTGCTGGACCGTCTTGACCGCCGCAATGGTGTCGGAGGCAAATTTCAGGATCTTCACCGCCGCCAGGGCGGTCCCCACGCCGATGAGCACCCCTTTGATGGTGTCCCCGTTGTCCACCACCCACTGGAAGGCCCCGCTGGCCATGTCGATCCCCCTGGCCAGCCCCTGGTCAAACTGGGTGGCCAGCCGATCCAGGGTCCCGTCCTGGTCCCACTGCTCCAGCTTTGTCCCCAGCTGGTCCAGCTTGTCCATGATCCGCGTCACCGCGCCATCCATGACCCGATCTACCACCGGCCCAAACCGGTCCATGACCGGCAGGAGCCGGGTAGCCAGGGAATTACCGATTTTAGAGAAAGCGGCGGACGCTTTGGCCTTCATAGTGTCGATCTTATCGTTAAAGGCGTTCGCGCCGTCCAGCGCCTCCTGACTGAGCACTAACCCAAGGCTCTCGGCCTGTTGGCCCAGCTCCCGCAGGGATGCGCCGCCGTCGTCCGCGATCCCGGCCAAAGAATCCGCGGACTTTCCGAACAGCTGCATGGCCAATATGTCCCGTTCCGTTTCATTTTCAATTCTGCTCAGCCCGTCCAGCGCCTCATAGAATACAGTGGTACTGTCCCTCAGCGCACCCGTTCCGTCTGTGGCAGACACCCCAATGGCCTTCCACGCCTCCTGAACCTCGGAGCTGGTGGAAACCATGTTCTTCTTCATCTTCTTGGCGGCCCCCACAATGCTGTCCACCGACACATCCACCAGGTCTGAGGCGTAGGTCCATTTTTGGATATCTGCCGTCGAGAAGCCGGACTGCTTGGACAGCGTGTTGAGGTCATCAGCAGCCGCGCCCGCCTTTACCGCCATTGCACCCAGGCCGACCGCCGCCGCTGAAGCTGCGGCAGTCCCCCACTTGACGGTCTTCGCGGCAAAATCGGTGACCGCCTTCCCCGCCTTGTTGGTAAAGCGGAGGACGGAACGGGTGGCGGACACGGAGCCCTTGTCCACCTTTTCCATGTTCTTTGCCGTGGCCAGCAGTCCCTTGGACATGTTGTCCTTCATATTCAGGACCGTGTTGATGACCTTAGCTGACACCCTTTTCACCTCCCGTCAGCGCCCGGGCCGCGCCCAGGGCCACGCCGGCCTCCCCCAGGGAGACCTGCTCCTCGTAATACAGCGCCCGCGCCCCCTCCAGAAGAGCCCGCTCCGCCGGGGTGGTCCGGCTCAGCGCCTCCAGGGTCCACCCCCGGGGGGCGTAGAAGGCGAACAGCCCCAGCAGGGGGTCGCGGGCGATCAGTTTTTTACCATTTCAAGGCCGGGGGCCTGCTCCCCCTCCCCTTCCTCCCCCTGGGCGGGGACCTCGGGGAGCAGGCCCAGAAAGCGCAGGGCCTGCCCGCCCAGCTGGTCCAGCTCCGCCGGGGTGAACAGCTCGTCCAGCACCTTCATGGGCTCGTCCTGACAGCCCAGCTCCTCCTGGAGCTTCTTGTCCCACAGCTGGGGGCAGCAGGCATAGACGGCGTGGCTCCCGCACAGGAGGGATTCCCTGGCGTCAGACGCCGCCACCAGCTCCCCGTACAGGTCCAGCACCGTTTTCTGGCTGGGCATCCGGGCCTCCAGCCCCCACTGGCCGCCGGGCGCCGCCAGCAGCCCGATCTTCATCCGGTCCGCCTCCCGCTGCTCCCGCTTGGCCAGCAGCTCGTCAAATGTAGCTTTCCTTGCCATCAGCTGATCGCCTCCAAATTCTTAGCGTAGACCGCCTTAAAGGGCAGCTCCCGCTCCACCGCCTTCTTGGCCTCGATGTTGGCCAGAGCCGCCTCGGTAAAGACCACTCCGGTGATTGACCACCGCTCCCGGGCGGCGCTCCCCGGCCGGCCCAGAGCGGAGATGATGGTGATGTCCGGCATCACTCCGGTGCGGTAGCCCTCCGCGATGGCCCGCTCCAGGGTGCTGTCCCTCTTTTTGTCCGTGATGGTCCCCTCAATGGTGTAGCCGTTGTAGATGGGGAAGGAGGCGAACTCGCCGCAGAAGCTGCCGTCCTCAAAATCCCCGGTCATCTTCACCTCGATCTTGGTGGCCAGCTCGTCCCGCTCTCCGTTGATATACACCTCGCTGGTGGAGCCGTGCATGATTTGCTGATACTTTGTCATGGTATCCTCCTCACATCAGGGTGACCACGAACCGGAGATCCGTCATGGAGCCCAGGATCTTCACGTCACCGCCCAGAAATACCTTCCGCTTATAGGGGGTGGAGATCACCTTCCCCTCGTCCCACCCCGCCGCCTCCGCCTTGCCGCTGTCGATCCAGGCGTTGCGCTGGCTGGCCACGTCCACCCCGGCGGCGTTGTCATAGGTGGGATCCAGCACGTTCTCATCCCCCAGATCCCGGAAATACCCGTTGACCGCGGCCAAAAACAGCATCTGGTTGGCGGTGGTATTCTTGTACATCCCACGGTAGTCCTTGCGGAAGGTGCTGCTGATGTCGTCCCGCATCAGGTCCATGGCCTCCACAGTCTCAATGTACTTCATGTCCTCCGTCTGGGTGCTGCCGTTGACGGTGGTCATGCTGTTCACGTCCACCCCCACCTTCACCTGGTCGTCCTCATTGACCAGAACGAACTTGCCGGCGCCCACAGCCCCGTCCAGGTCCTCCGGCTCCTCCACGGTGGCCAGATTTCCGCATACATAGCCGGTGGCCCCACGGAGCACGTTGCAGGCGGCCAGGATGCCGGTCAGGCTGGGGGTGTACTGGCTGCCCTCCACCTGACCCCGCCCGTCCGCAAAGGTCACCTTTGGGTTGACCAGGCTCACAATGTGCATACAGTCGGGCGCCGCGGCGTTATAGCACACCGCCTTCCAGCTCTTCTGCTCCTTCTCCCTGGCCTTGATCCAACTGGACAGGTCGCTCCAGTCCTGGGTAGTCCCGCCGCACACGGTGATCCAGCCGGTCTGCTCCTTCTGCACCAGGATGGCCAAAGCCTGGGCCAGCGTCCCCTCCGTGCCCACTTTCACCACCGACACCCGCAGGGGACCGAAGGACAGGGCGTCCTTGATGTACTGCCGGTTGGCGGCGGTAAACTCGTCCTCCGGGACCTGGGTGGCGTCCCCATAGCGGAAGAAGTTCCTCCCGCTCCCCTGGGTGTCGTCCCGCAGAATCAGCACGGCGATTCCCCGCTCTGAGCGGCGGATGAAGCTGGCCGCCAGCTGCTGAAATGTGATCTCTATTTTAGGCATTGTAACTGCCATCTCAATGCACCTCCAAATTCTGAGAAAGTTCTTCCATCGGCTCCGCCAGCTCCTCCCCGGCGGGGAGGACCGTCTGATCCAGAGCCAGGTCCAGGGACGCCGTCAGCACCCCGTCGGCTGTCACAAAGGACAGCCCCTCGTCAATGGGGACCGTTTCCTCTCCCACAGGGATCCCGTCCCGAAAGGCCTCCCCCAGGGCCTGGCACATGGCCAGGTTGTCCAGTTTGGGCCGGTACTGGTCCGCCACGAAGAAGTAGATCCGGAAGGTGACCCCCTGCTCCACCCGGTGGCGGATGGCCCGGGCGTCGCCGCTCTCCTCCAGCTCCACCTTGACGGAGGGCCGCAGGATGGGGGCGCTGAGATCCTCCGCCACCAGCTCCGCCCCCAGGCCGGAGGCCAGGACCGCGGCCCGGACCAGCTCACAGACCCCTTTGTTCAGCTCCTTCAGCATCATACGTCTTTCCATGCCTCCTCGATCATGGCTTCTACTTCCCGCAGAAAAAACGGCTCAAATTTCTTGCTCGCCGTTTCCATGGCGTGCGTTCCTTTTACAAATCCTACTTCTTTTCCGTCATGTGTCACCATACGGTGTCCGTTTTCAATCAGATGGAAATGAGGCGTCCCACCATATACCCGAATTGAGGCTGTTTTCTGACGTCGATAAAACTTTCCGCGTTTTACAGCTCTCTGATATAGTTTGCGGATCGGCTTCCTATGCTTTTTCGACTCGCTAAGAATATTTGAGCGAAGATAGTTCCCCTCTTTTTCCAGAAATTTTTTCTCTTTTTTCTTGAAATTCGCACCTAGCTCATACAAATTCTTTGACATGTCATTCAATTCTGAAAGGTCAAATACCTGGGACATGATCTTCCACCACCAATCTGCAAGTCAGCTCCATCCAGCCGCTCCGGTTATAGATGGGATAGCCGTACAGGATATCGTACCGCTGTCCCCGAAACAGGAAATACATCCCCCGCTCAATGACAGGGCAGGCGGAGGCGCGCAGCCTCACCCGGTGGGTCAGCTCCGCCCGCTCCACCTCCCCCGCCAGGGGGGCGGTGCGGCCGGAGGCGGGCACGATCTGGGCCCACACCGTCCCCTCCGGCCGGTAATCGTATGTGGTCTCCCCCAGCTGGTTCTCCCCCTTCCGCCTTCGGTATATCGTGATCCTGCACCGCAGGTCGCTGGCCGTCACCGCCATCTTTCTTCCCTCCTCGTATAATAAATTTACGGTTTGCTGAGGTGAAAAACCGCATAAAACCTACTTGTTGTTCCACAAGCCTTGTGGGATAATAATGCCAGAAGACACAGGGCGCAGGTGTCCTCCTTAAAGTTCAGCTTCCAACGAAAGAATGCTTCGAGATCAAGGTCATCAATCCCATACAGTCCGAGGCGTTTCGGAAGATGTACATCCAGCAGACCAAGAAAGACAGCAGAGACAGTTTACCATTGCTCCCAGGTATTGGAGAAACCTTGAGCGCTATCATCCTCAGCGGGGACAGGCCCTATGAGGCCATTCCGCCAAAAGGCGTTCGACACGATTTAGCACATTTCACAATATGAATGCTGCTTGCATAGACCTTTTGCAAAATTTGGGATATTCTTCCATGAGATATTTGGGGAGGAGGAATTCTCATGTTTACGAGACGGATTCCAACGCAGGTAGAACGCTATATCATTGCCGACTTATTCCGCCATGGCAGAGAGGCGCAGGACCTAACTCAGCAGCAGATCGCCGAACTTTTAGACTGCTCCCTCCACTGGGTCAGCGATATGGAACAAGGTAAATGTGATCCCAACTGGCGGGATGCATTTCACTATGCGGCTATTATTAAGCTCGATCCCATCATCTTTGCTGAGGAGGCTGGTCTTCATATTTCAATACCTTCCTATCGAAAATGAGGGGAGTTCTCCTTGTATTGGCAGATACCAGACATTCGGTTTGCGTGTTTTAAAGATCCAAGATGGATTTGAGGATGAGATCATGCTTTTGCCGGATATTTCCACTAACTTTTTATTTGTACTCCACCTCGCTGATATTTTTACCAGAAATCAACTCGACCCTATTCATCTGCTGGATGTGATTGAGGATATGCTGTGATTTTCTATACCTTTTCTGGCTCACATTTTTGTGAGCCTTTTCCTGTTGCTTTCATTTCCACTTCATTCAGCTGTGGCTGCGCATTTCTTGCTTGTCACGCTCCATCGCCCTCACAAACTCCGGTCCGCTATATCCCTCTGGCGGCGGATATGCGCTCCCTTTCGTTGTTCGTTCTCTCCAAACCAGACCCGCCTTCGTCTGGGCTCTGGTTTGGCTGTACGGGGCTTTTTCCCCCCTATTCTTGACTGGGCGGATTTAAATCCCTCCAAACAGACCCGATCCCACCTGCGGGTGGGTTCAAAAATTACATTCCCCTTGACGTCATCACGATACCGTGATATACTTATAAGCGGAAAGGGGATGACACAATGCCGGTCATCACAAGATTTTATGGAATGGTCATCAAAATGTATCTGCTGGGTAAAGAACACAACCCGCCTCACTTCCACGCCATTTATGGCGAACATAACGGCGTCATCGACATCCAGACGCTACAGATGATCGAAGGCGATCTTCCAAACAAGGGACTGAATATGGTCCAGGAATGGGCCAGGCTCCACCAGGCCGAACTGCTGGACATCTGGATGACTCAAAACTTCCGGACGCTTCCCCCGCTGGAATAAGCGGGGTGCGGCGCTCCAGCGCCAAAGGAGGGATACTATGTTCCACAAAGTAAGATCTGTTGCTCCACAGCACGATTTTCAGCTGTTGGTCCACTTTTCCGAAGGAGCGGCTAAAACCTACGACATGAAGCCTCTTTTCCGCCGGTATCCTGTATTCAAGGACCTCCAGACGGAGCCCAGCCTGTTTGGCTTGGTCAAAGCCGACCCCGGCGGCTACGGTATCTCCTGGAACGATGATCTGGACCTCTCCTGCGACGAGCTGTGGGAAAACGGTGTTCCAGTCTCCACCCCCTTCCATGGCCTGCTGTCCTTCAGCGACGCCACGGAGCTGTGGGGGCTGAATGAAAGCACCCTGCGCAAGGCCGTCTCCTACCGAAAGCTGATAGAGGGCGTGGACGTCCAAAAGTTCGGCAAACAGTGGATCGTCACCCGCGACGCCATGGAACGGGAATATGGCGCACCCCAGGGACCCGCATCCCCATGAGCATGGAACAGGCTCCGCCATGCTGGCCCAGCCCTGTAAAGGCGCCCCTGTCCCATTCCGTTCCCCAGCCGCCCCGATCTCCCGGGGCGGCTTTTTTATGCCCGGGGCGGTGAAACTCACTCCTCCACCAGGGGGCACAGGTGGACTTGCCCCCTATTCCTCAAACTGGGCGGGTGGGCGGGTTTCATATCTCTCTGTCAGCTTCAGCTGGTTCAGCTTCCGGCGGAAGGCGGGGTTTTCCGCCAGCTTTCCCGCCTCAACCTGGCCCTCTCTCTGGTCATAGGCGTCCAATGTGAGCGCCAGCATCACCCCCAGCCACAGGCCGTGACGGGGGCTCTCCGGGGCTGGACGGTTCACCCCCGCCCCCTGGAGGTAGCCGGCCGCCGCGTCCCAAGCCACCGTCATGGCGCGCAGCGTCTCCTCGTCCTCTACCTCACGGCAGTAGGCAAACACTGTACCCTTCAGCTCCTCCGGGATGGCCACCTTACACCACCAGGGTCCAGCCGTTTCCGGCCGGCAGCCACAGGCCCTTTACCGCGGCAGTCACGCCGCACACCACCGCCGCCGCTCCATCGTGCTGGAGCTTCACCGCAGCATAGCGGCCATGCAGGGCATTGGGCCGATAGGTCACCACGGCCGTCTGGGCCTCGGTGCCCACGGCGTCGGTAAACTTGGCCGTCCCGATTTCCTCCGCGTCGCTGCCCGTCCCGTCGCTGGCCGTCAACAGCTTGACCGTCAGGCTTTTTCCCGCGCCCAGTGCGGCAGTGGAGATGAGGAAGGCCACCTCCTCCACCTCCGAGAGATCCACATAGGCGCTCATCTGATCCGTTGCCGCCGCCACAGACTTGGGCGCCAAAACTGCCTGGAAGGCCAGTGCTTCATTGATTCGTTTCATCTCAGATCCTCCTCATTTGCGGTCCGCCAGCGCCACGAAGGGGCTGCGGACCTTGGCGCTGTTCTTGATGGTCAGGGGCTTGGACACTTTGGGCGCGCCGTTGCACCGGAATACCATGCGGAAGCAGCTCTGGTCCGTCAAAAACTCCACATGGATGGACCAGTCCTGCTTGGCGGTGCCCTTGGTCAGCAGGATGTACATATAGGGATCCACCAGCAGGATGTCGCCCTTGCTCCCCAGGGCGGAGCAGCTGTCCTCGAACAGCACCGGTTTATTGAGCACCCGCTGGGTGTCGAAGTTGCCCAGGCCGCCCTCTGGGTTCCACAGGAACTTGGCCGCCTCGCCGCTCTGGATGGACAGATAGGGCAGTTGCTCCTCCACATCCGGGTGCATCAGCCACGTCAGACGGTCCCGGTTCCGGGGCATAGCCCTGGCCTGCATCTTGATGGCGTTGGCTCCGGTGAAGGTCCCGGCCCCCTGACCGGTCTCCTTGTCCACCGCGATCAGCGCTTTGGAGTGGAGCAGGCCCAGGGGCTTGCCCACCCCGTCCCCGGCAATGACACTCTCCGCCAGAAGTCGGTCCGCCGCCAGGGTGAACGCGCTGCCGAAGAAGCCGGTCATAAAGGCCGCGTCAGTCAGCATCTCGTCGGTGGCATAGGCAAAACCCATCATCTTCTCCAGGTCCATCTTCATCTCCCGGAACTGGGGCCGGCTGGCCGCCACGGTGCCCGCCTCGCTGGCCCAATACATCTGCACCCCGCCGAATACCGACTTGCTCACGTCGGTCTCGTCCACGCTCAGCCACCGCATGGCGTTGGCCGCGCTGGAACAGGTCTGGCGGTCCAGCCGGTTGAGCAGGGGGCTGGACTGCACCGCGCTCTCCAGGATTTTCCCGGCGAAGTCCGTCTGGATCAGGAAGCCGCCGTCCGTTCCGGTACTCTCATTGGACCCCAGGGCCGCGTTATTGACCTGCTGAAGGCGCTTGTCCTCCACGTGGTTCTTCCGAAAGTCAAAGATGGCCTTCAGCTGCTCCCCCAGGGAGGCAAAGGGCTTTGGGCCATCCCCGCTGTCCTTCGGCTTGCCCGTGCCGTCGTGCAGCACGCCGTCATAGACGGGCTCTGCACCCTCGCGGCTGGCCTTGGCCAGGGCCTCCAGGCCGGTGATCTGCGTGTTGATGGCCTCCATCTGGTCAGCCAGGGCAGTCGCCTCGTCTACCTTGCCCTCTGTTACCAGGGCGTCGGCCTGGTCCTTCAGGCCCTTTTTCTTGGCCCGAAGCTCGGTGATTTTCTCCATGTAGTCCATGTAATTTCTCCTTTCCGATCTGTCAATAATTTGCGAGCACCTTGAGCCGTGCCAAGGTGCGCTCCGCCTGTTCCTTTTGGGCCGCCTCTGCCCGCTGTCCCGCCAGGTGGGCCTGGTAGCCCTCCCGCATGGCCTGGGTGATCCGAATGCGGCCGCCGGACGCGGCGACAAAAGCCGCCGGGTCCTCCACCTCCGCCCCGATCCCTACAATCTCATCGATCAGGCCATATTCCCGGGCCAGAGTGGGGGTAATCCAGATATCCTTGTCCATCAGGGCTATCAGCTCCTCCCGGGTCCTGCATCCGCTTCGGGCGGTGTAAACCTCCAGAATACAGTCCCGGGCGTTTCGCAGGGCCTCCGCGGACCGGCGCATTGCCCGGTGATCTCCCTCAGCCCCGCCGAGGGGGTTGTGGTAACACAACAGGGCCCCCGGCTCACTCTGGATGGTCTTGCACCCGGTGGCCGCCAGAGTGGCCGCACTGGCCCCAAAGCCCTGAAACAGGGCCGTGGTCCGGCCCGGGTAGCGCCGGAGCATAGACCGGATCTCCAGGCCTACTGCCATGTCTCCACCAGGGGAATTGACCAGCACAGTCACATCCTCGCCCCCCGCCGCCTCCAGGGCGGCCTGTATATCCATTGGGGCCGTGATGTCCCGCCAGCCCCAAAAGCGGAGCACATCGGCGCTGTCATTGTTCCACAGTTCTCCCCTCAGTGCGATATCAGCCATTGCCAGCCTCTCCTTTCAATACGGACTCCAGCGAGCCCAGGTTTTTGGTCACCAGGAAGCGCTTGCCCAACCCGCCGGGGATGGGGTTCTTCTCCTCCTTGGCCCGGCATTCGTCCGGGGTTAACACAGAATTTTGGATCATCTTCTGGTAGAAATTCGCCCGGGTAGTTGGGTCTGCCCGCAGCAGTGCCTCCACATTCCCGTGGATATAGACCCCCGAATCCCGGTCCTGGGGCCGGGGCAGCTTATAGGTGTCCTCGCTCTCCCACTGCACCACATAGGGCAGCAGGGTGTCTGTGATGTAGTTGAGCCGCTGCTGGGTATTGCTTTCAAAGCTCTCTTTCCCCGTCTGGAGCATATGTTTGGGGATCCCGGTAAAGCGGCTGATCTCCTCCACGCTGAACGCCCTGGTCTCGATAAACTGGGCGTCGCTCTGGTTGACCCCCATGGGCGTGAACTTCATCCCGTGGTCTACCACTGCCACGGCGAAGGCGTCGTCTGAGGCGTAGGCCTGGAACTCCTTTTTCAGCTTCCGCCGGGTCTCCGGGTTGGCGTCGGTGTCCACCTCCAGCACCCCGGACAGCCGCGCCCCGTTCTGGTAAAACTTCTTGCCATACCGCTGGCTCATACCGTCCAGGGCGATGGTCTCCCGGGCCAGGTCCAGCAGCCCCCGGCCCCGCACGCCGTCATAGGTCTCGAAGTAGAGAAAAGACAGCTCGTAGTTGGAAAAACTCCGGTGCAGCCCGTCCACGCTGTAGTCGTACCAATACCGGCCCGACTCCAGATCCTTCCGGACGGTGCAGCAGTCGGTGGGCAGGGGGATGCGCTGGACCACCTGGCCATCTGGCGCCTGCCGGTTCCACACCGCCCCGAAGCCGTGCCAAAAGGCGTTGGACATCACGATCTTCCGCAGCATGAACGGGGACATATAGTCATTGGGGCGCACCTTCAAAACACGGTTCAGTGCCGGATCCTCCACCGGCACCCGCTCCTCCCCTTCCTTTCGGTACAGCCCGAATGGGATCAGGCCGAAGGAGTTTGTCAGGATACGGTGGGCCGCTGCCACCGGGGAAAGCCGCTCGGCTCCGCTCCGTCCGGTATCCGGCTCCTCTCCGGAATAAAAGGCGCTGCGTAGGGCCTGCTGTACCTCATCCCAGGACAGGGTGCGCTCCTCCATGGCGGCCCGGGTCCTCCCCACGGATCTGGACAGTATCACGCGCCGCCACCTCCCCGGGCTCTGGCAATCACCAGGGCGTAGGCCACCAGGCACGCTCCGGCCACCCCCAGGGCCGCCGGACGCCCCCAGGCCTCCCAGGCGGCCCACACAAAACACCATCCACCCATCAGGAGCAGCAGGTCATCCAGGTACAGTCCAAGATACCGGCCCGCCGTCCGGATACTATGTCTGGCCGCTGTGACCGCCTGCCTCCATTGTTCTCTCATGCTAGAGCCCCCAATCTTCTGATAAAATATGTTCATTAATGTCGCTCCCCGCCGGCCGCTTCACCAGCACCCGGGCCAGGGCGTTCATGGCGGCGGCCACCGGGTCGATGCGCTCCGTGTCGTCCTTGTGCCGCTTGGATAATTTAAGGTCCCCATAGTTATTTTGGATTTCAATGGCGTTCTGAAGGCACCACAGGGCCAGCGGGCTCTCCTCCATCACCACCCGGTTCTGAAGCAGCAGCTCCCGGAAGGTCTTCACCGCCAGATTCTGGCCAGCGCAGGTCTGGGCCACCTCCACGCAGAAGTCCTCCCGGTTCCGGTCCTCGTTCATTCGGATCGCTAGGTCGGTGGCGTTGTGTCCGTCATAGTCCACCTCGTCCACCTTCCAGCCGTGGTCCCGCTCCCCGGCGCAGATCCAGCTGTATATATAGCTGTTGTCCGTCACATCCCCCGGGGTCAGGGTGCAGTAGCCGCTCTGGGCCCACGCCTTGTAGGGCACCCGGTCGGTCTTTTCGTGGCGCTCCGCCCCGTTCTCCGGCATAAAGCCGTGCATCTTCACCCCGATGCGCCCGTCCGGCAGGTCAAACACCGCCGCCGCGCCCGACAGGTCGATCCGCTTGCCCAGGTCAAACCCGCAGTGGCAGCGCAGCCCGTCGGTCAGGGCGGCAAACTCCTCCCGGGGCACCATGGCCTTCCTTGCCTTGGCCATGCAGTTCTCGTCCAGATAGCGGTTGACGCTGCCCACCTGCCACAGGCACATCCGCCGTGTGAGGAATTTCCGGATCTTGTCCGGGTCGTTGGAGGTATAGGCGGCGTTGTGCTCATCCCGGATCTGTTTCAGCAGGATCTCACTGTACCGGCTGGGATACCGGAGGCAGGGGTTTGGCTTGTGCCATGTTTCCTCGTCGTGGGGATTGTCCCCCTCGTCCAGCTCCCGGACCATCACAAAATAGCTCTCGTCGGTAACAGACGGGTCCTCCAGCACCCGCTTGGCGTAGGTCTCCTCCCCATAACAGGGCTTGCTTCCCGCGTCGTCGCCGGCGGTGGTGATGACATCCAGCAGGGACTGCTCCCGCTTGCCGAAGGAGTTGGTCCCCAGGTCATAGATCTCCGAGGTGGGGTGGGCGTGGTATTCGTCCACCACAAAGTAGCAGGGCGCGCCGCTGTCCTTGTTTTTGGTCTCCTTGGACAGGGCCCTCATCCAGCCGCCCCGGGTGCGGTGGACGATGGGATTGGACCGGGGGATCAGCAGCCGCTTGGCAATGTTGGGACTGGCCCGTCCGATCTTCTTGGCGTCGCCCAGCACCCGCATGGCCTGGGTCCGGTCCACCGCCGCGCACTCCACCTCCGGCTCCTGTTCAAACCGGGCCAGCTCCGGCCGGTAGGGGGGATAGATGGCGTCGCCGCACATATGGTATAGCCCCTGGCAGGACTTCTCCGAGCTCTTATAGTTGCCCCGGGCCCGCTTGTTGTAGGTGTGGGTAAAGCGGCGGGCCCCAGTGTCCCTGTGGACCCAGCCATAGGTGCAGCCCAGGTCAAACACCTGCCAGGGCTCCAGTACGATGGGCTTTCCCGCGTCCACCCCACGGACCTGGATGCACTGCCCAAACCACCGGATGATCCGGTCCGCCCGGGTGGTGTCGAACACATAGGGGAAGTCCTCCGTCCCCTGGCGCCTCAGGTCGTCCAAGTGCCGCTGGCAGGCCAATATCTCATATTTGCAGCACTGGTCCCGCAGCCGCCCCTGTGTCACCTGCTTGGCATAGACACTGACCGGGTGGTGCAGGCCGCCCTGCCACCGCACAGCCATGTCAGCCACCTCCATCCTTTGTCACGCTCCGGCTCGCTCGCTGACGCGCAGATTCCCTACGACTCGGGCTGGTCTCCAGGCCGCTCTGCGGCCCTGCACTCGCCCTCGCTCCGGTCCATCCGCGCTGCTCCGCACGCCTGTGCGCTTCTGCTTGTCACGCTCCGGCTCGCTCGCTGACGCGCTTCTTCGTCCTCACAAACTCCGGTTCGCTCCATCCCCCTGGCGGCGGATATGCGCTCCCCTTTGTTGTTCGTCCTAGTCGTCGCAAGCTCCATATCCCTCGCCCCGGTCTAAAACCCGGGGCTCGATCACTTTGCCGCTCCTCCTCTCCCAACCGGACCCGCTGCGCTGGGCTCCGGTTGGATTTCTGTGTGACGGCTGGGCTCCCGTTTGGCTGTACGGCCCATTCTCCTCCAGGCCCATTGCGGGGGTCATAGGGGGCGCAGCCCCCTATTCCTCAAACTGGGCGGGCGGGCGGGTTTAAAACCCTGCTCACGGCCTTCGCGCTCAGTCGCCAAACAGATCCCCATCCGGGTCCGCCCTGGCCTCGGCCGCCGCCTGGGCCCGCTTCTGGGCCAGCCGCACCCGGCCGGAGGGAGTGAGCCCCAGCTTCTCGGCATACTGGAGGATATTTCGCTCCAGGGACTGCATCTTCCCGCTCACAGCGTCCAGTTTGGCCGCGGCCGCCTCCACCGTCTCCGGGTCGTCCTTGGCCTCCTTCAGCCTCTTGGCCGCCTGGGCCAGGAGCCGGCACTGGGTCTCATACCGGGCCATCATCACGCAGTAGACGCCCAGGGCGTCACTGTCCAGATCGTCCAGGATCGCCAGCCCCTCCATCCGCGCCAGCACCTTCCGCCAGTAGCGGCCGGCGGCGGCGTTTTTGGCCATGATGGCCGGCTTTTCCATCCGGCCCTCCCGGCCCCGGTCAGGGATCACCCCCTCCTCCGCCTGCTCCCGGAGCTGCCGCTCTTCTGCGGTCATGTTTTTACTCATATTGTCCAGCGCCTTCACCGGCGTCGGCATACCTGCCACCTCCCAAAACCCCCATCGGGGACCATTTCTCCCATCAGAGGGGGCATGCGGTCTTATGCACCCCGCCCCCAAACTTTTTTGGGGCGGGGGTATGCAAAAAGCCTTTGGCTTTTTCTGCGCACGCACGCCCGCATACACCCCCGCGCCTCCGCCTGCGGACGTAGCTTCCCTCTCGTTCGGGCCTTCAGTTTCTGACAGTTTCTCTCCGTTCTTCCGCCGTCTTTTGATCATGGTGATACTTGCAAAGGCTCTGGTGATTTGCTCGGTCGATAAACAGAGCCCAGTTCCCACGAAACGGCTTGACGTGGTCAACTACCGTAGCCCGTGTCCTGTGCCTAGGATCTCCAGGCTGGTACAGTTGAGCACACACCCGGCAGAATGGCTCCCGAAACAGCTGTGCCGGGCGCAAGTCCTTCGTCCAAATCGGCAGGCTGTACCAGCTGTGGTATTCCGCTGAGGCCCGGCGAGGGGCCTTCTGGGGCTTGTGCTTGGGACAGTATCCCTCTCGGGTCAGAGCGGAGCATCCCGGCCTCCGACAGGGCCGGAGCGGCTTTAAGGCCACGGGCTATCACCTCCGGACAAAACAAAAAGCACCTGAGCCACGACCCCTTTCGGAAAGTCATCGGCTCAGGCGCTGGTCACTTTGGACGCTAGCTCAGGCGCATCGATGTTCACTTGTGTTTCCTGCCCGCAGAGCTTGCACTTGCACGGCAGATTTTTTACGGCTGACTCGGGCAAGATCTTCAGCAACTTGCCCTTACCACATATCGGACATAGGACCCATCCGTTCTTTATGACCAGTTTATCAGATTTTATCGTAACAACTCAAGGTCTTTTCCTCCTGTTTCTTAAAACGTGTCTAATTTTCCACTAGATTTCAAGATGAACGCATGCGCGTGCGCGCGCGACTACTTAAAAAAGAATTGTGTTCCATTTTTCTGGATATAACTGCCGTAATAGTACGCTCCAAAATCATTTTGGCAATTCCCTCGACGTGCCCAGATCACATCGTCCGGGATCTCTATGAACCCACTCTCATCCATCCACCGCTCCGGCGGCGGGAGTTGACGGGATAGGCTGCGGGAACAACTCCATGGGTGCCGACCTATCGGGATCCAAATGCCGTCTGTGCGCTCCTTGTTGAAATATTCCGCCAGCCGCCTGTATCCGCCCTCTTTCATCAGCACCGGCTCATCCCACACCTCCCCGCATTTCCACAGAAATCGGACCACAGACGGAGCCAGGTCGCTGTCCCGAAAGACCGTGTGAATATGATAGCGGTGATCCCCGTGAAGCCCTTCAATACAATAGATGTAATCAAAAGGACGGTCATCAATAAACCGTCTGGCCCGGGCCATGAACGACCGGAGCGCCGCCCGGACGCCGCCAAAATCCCGTGGCAGATGCTCGTTATCAAAGGTCAGCGTATGGTGAAAGCCTTCATACTCAAAGAGCGCCAGCCTCAGCTCCAGCCGGTCCACCTTGGTCCGGCATACGGCGGAATGCTGGTAGCGTATAATTTCATTCTTCCCATGCCGCTCCTCGTAGCTGTCATGCTGTGAGAGACGGGGCCTCAGCGCCCGGCACTCCTTGACCAAAGGTCCAGCCCGCTGGCGGACACAGTACCATTGCCGCTCACCCATCCCCGCAGGCCCCCTCCATCCTGCTCAGGGCCCGGCCGACCTTCCGCCACTCTGTGATGGGCAGTACGGCGGAGCCCACCAGCATGTCCCGCAGCACCGGCGGAGTAATGGTCTTGGACCGGCACCGGCGTGCCACCGCATCCAGGCAGCCCAAACCGTTGGCATCCCGGTAGCGTCTCAGCCGTTGAAGCACCTCCCGTTTTTCCGCTCCCTCCGCCCTGTGCGAGCTGTCCCCATCCGCTCTCTCGGCCTGGGCGGGCCGTTGGCCGCCGCCGATCTTCCTCTGGTCAATCATGGCGTATCATCCGCGCCTCCTCTCCCTCCGGCAGGTGTTATTCATTGGCGGACACCTCTCAGTCACAGTCGATTCTCCTCTCTAGCCTTGAACGCCTGAGATTTATTACACCAATCGGCATCGCATTTTTCGCATTTAAGATAACCGCGTCGTATCTCAAAGTCCACTATCGGATATTTGAGTGATAACACCAGCAGATGCCACAATGCAATGATTAAGTGATCCGTGCGACGCTCAAACTAATACTGGCATGTCCCGTTTCTCATAAACGAGATACAATACTTACTTCCCATCGTCCCGCGCCTCCTCTCCCTCCGGCAGGTCCATAAGAACGCCGCACATATGACAATAACGGTGACGATCCTCACGGCCTATGGAGTCAACCATCTCTGTTTTACACGCCGTACACCGATACAGCGCTGTCTTGCCGTATGTTTCGACTATTTCCCACCGCCCATGCACCACCGGAGCGGCGTCAACGGTGGGGGCTTCTTCCAAGCACCGCTTAACGTAAATATCTCTATCTTCAATTCCCAAAGAATCGTCCAAAGCGTCTGCGTCAATCAGTCTCATATAGTTTCCCTCCCCCGGCTCAGGCCGGACGTTATGCTTCGCTCAGCGGGCCGTCGGGCAAAGTCGCCATGTCATAGCCGCTCTCAACGAACTGCACAGTCTTTTCATGGTTGACGGCGTTGCCTAAGTACGTGTAAATCTCGTCCATGTCAGTGGCGGCAAACTCGGCGCCGAGGAATTTATTGATGCCGGCCAGCATGAAAGCATGTAACTCCTCGTTCTTCCGCTTTCCAAACGGGGCCGTTTTGAACGCCCCTCTGGAAAGCCATTCTAGCACCTTGCATTTCACATCAAGCCCGGTTTCACAGCTTCGCAAGATGAAGTATTCATTCGCTTCCTGGTGGGCAATGAACTCTCCCCGGTGGTTAATAAAGCTGCCAGGAAAAGCGCCCATAAGCCGTTCGGCCACGCTCCACTCAACCATTCCCGCCACCTCCCAGGGCCGCCTCCGCCTCGGCGCGGGTAATCGCCTTTGTGCCGTCTATGTACTGCCCGCACTCTGGGCACTGCAAAATCATACGTTCGCTATAACGTATTCCCATCAAGTCCGTTCCACAATATGCGCACCTGATAGCCTCATGGTCATCATCCCAAATCAATGGCTTACGTGGCCCGTCCAGCACCACGCACAGCCCCTCCCGTTCCGCCTTTACCAGCTCGGCGGCGCGGGGCAGCTCGTCGGGGGTGAGGCCGGTATCCTCAAAAAGGCTTTCCCACGCAGCGAGGCGCAGAAAGCGTTCCTCTGGGATATTACGGGGGTAGCCCTGCCGGATGCGCCTATCATAGGCTATCTGTTGGGCTTCTGCCTCCTTGCGGTTCGTCAATCTCTCCATCGTCTATTCCTCCTCCTGCGCGGGCTGGTCGCCCCCATCCGGCGGGCGGCGGTAGGTACGCCCAATCAGTTTTTCAAACTCAATGCTCGCGCTGCTGGATAGCGTAACCTCATCGCAATCGGCATCTACAAGCCCCCATCTGCCGTCAGCAATCTTGAGCCACACCGGCTCCCCGTCCATCCCCCGCAGCTCCTCCAGCGTCAGCGGGTCGTTGGGTTCGGCTTCTTCTTTTTTCGCTTCACTGATTGCCATATTGAGAAATAATGCCGCTTCTTCAAGCTCCGGGTCGTTCCTTTCGCTTATGTCCTCCGCAATATGCTTGTGGAGTAATGCGTCGTAGCGGTCTAATGCCGCTATCAGTTTTTCAATCGAAGTCATTTTCCGCCCTCCCCGCCCCCTGCGGGCCGCATGCTTGCTTTAGGTAATACTGTTCAAGCCGCTCAACTTGTCTCGGCTCGACAGAGTGCGTTTCGATGGACAGTCGGAGTGCCCGTCTCGCCGCGTCCCTCTCCGCCGTCACGGCGGCAAGCTGGGCGGCCTGTGCCTTAATCAGGTCTGCGGCGCCTTCCAGCATCCGCTTTACGCACATATACCCATTCAGCGGACAGTGTTCGCAGTCCGGGCGCTTGGTATCCGTGTTACCGCAGCACCGCAGCGCCGCCACAATCTCCTCCACCCTGTCCACCAGGGCCTTGTTATCGTTCATAATGTTCCTCCTCCCTGCCCACTTCCGCCGCTGGCTGAAACAGCGGGCAGGCCACAACAAAGTAGGAATCCGTATACTGCCCGGTAGTCAGGCGGAGCCTGCTTCTCTCCGCGGTCCAACCCTCTACCGGTGTCAGGCTTTTGTCCCAGGCGCACCCACCGGTGCCCGGCCTGGTACAGTACCAGCACATGGTTTCTTTCATTCCAGGCTCCTTAAAACGGCAGTTAGCTTTCGTCGTCGCTCAACTCCGAAAAATCCCCGGATTGTTGAGGGGGAAAATCCCGGTCGCTGGCATTGCCTTCGCTGGGCGGGGCGGCCTGTCTGCTGTCCCCGAAGTATACGCTGTCCGCCACCACTTGGGGAGACCGGCGCTTCCGTCCCTCCCGGTCCGTCCATTCCTGGATCTGGAGCCTCCCCTCCACCACGGCCATCCGGCCTTTTCCAAAATATTTGCTGACAAATTCGGCGGTGGACCGCCATGCCGTACAGTCAATAAAATCAGCGCTCCGCGCTCCGGTGGACCTGTCCTTAAAGTCCCGATCCACCGCCAGGGTGAAAGAGGCCACCGCCGTTCCGCTCTGAGTCTGCCTCAGTTCCGGATCCCGGGTCAGGCGGCCCATAAGGAATATCTTATTCAGCACCTTTTTCCTCCCAACTCTCCATGGCCCGGCGGAAGGATATCCCTTCCGCCAGCCAGCTCAGCAGTATGATCGTCTCTGCGGGTAGCCCCTCCCGAATAGGCTGTCCGCAGCAGGGACATGGGTCCCCGGTCTTCAAAATTCTCATCAGGCCACGTTCCCCTTTCTCTTCTCGCCCGGCTCTATCGGCCGGCCGTGCTTGTCCCGCCGGCATCCGGCTTTCACCCACCGCATCCAGCGCTCCTCAAAAGCCTGCACTTCCGGGGTCCTGCCGCAGTTATAATGTCCCCGGTTTTGAAGGACCTTCGTCTTTTCCTCGTCCAACTCCAGGGTGAAATACGGAACCTTTGGCATATCTGACCGGCGAATGAAAAAGATTGCTGTCTTTCCGATGGCATGGGACTCGCCATAGCCTGCCACACAGTGGTGGAGCACTGCCCCTTCCAAATTAAGCGCATGCTGGCTCTTGGCCGGCACAATCATCAGCCCATCCGCTCCGAAGCTGTATTTGCTCAGTTGCTGATACCTGGAACGGAAATGTTCCATCAATGCCGCATTGCGGACCACACCTCTGGCCGCCACGGCCCTATCATGGGCTGAGAACAGATTTTTGGGCCATTTGACATCCGCCTTTGACAGATCCCACCCAGCTTCCTGGGCCGCGTCCCAGTAATCCAGCAGATACTTCGCGGAGCATAGCTCCTCGTCCTCTTCAGGCTCGCCGCCAGTATACTCGTTATAAGGATCGTTGACCGCATCCCATTCCATCATCTGATCCAGCAAATACCGGAGTGTCCTGCCCACGGGTGCTCTGTCCACCACCGGAAGGATGTCATCTCCCCCGTACATGTGCAGCAAATTGATGTCTTCAGGGATCCGCATCCTGTCTCCGGCCTCCTTTGCCCCCACATAGACCTGTAGATGATAGAGGTCCCATGCCATGTCCATTGCCGCCCGAAATTCTGTTTTAGTCAGCCCCAGCATTTGTGCCGGCCGGCAGTCCCCAGTCAAGCGGAGGTCCGGCAGATCCAGTGTGCCAAACATCCGAACATTTTTCTTACCCTCCACTGCATCTTGAATCATTCTGCTGAGCAGATACCCGGCCCCAGATGTTACCAGGTTCTCTACCTCTGGGTGCTGCTGATAGACCCGCAGGTACAGGACTGGATATTTTGTTTGCGGCATGGAGCTGTCCATGTACATATCCAGCTTGCTGTTATGCAGGCAGCTGTCCGAAAGCAGTTCCGATGTAAGACAAAAAATAGACCTCGCTGACCCCAATGTCTCACGCCAGCTTCCCGGCTGCTTCCATGACTGATAGACAGATATAAAATATCCAGCTGTCCCACTATACGAGGGTGTCCACCCCGACAGTTTACAGGCCTCCTGTCCTTCAAACACATAGGCCTCCATGGGATCCGCTTGAAATGTTACGTGGGCGGAACGGCCTACCCGCTGCTGAATCCGCCACTGGGTCAGCACCAGCGGCCGTTCCCCGGCCGGGCCTGGGAGCAGAGAAGCAGACACTGCCGTGGTCTCGCTTGTCACAAATGGCGCACGGTTGACCTTGCTGGCCAGTTTTACTTTGACATGCGCTCCGCACATAGGGCACTCTATCTCATCCCCATCTCCCCATGCCTCTCCCGTCTCCAACAGAAGAAACCTGTACGCGCCTTTATTAGGTGTCCATGTGTGGCAGGGCGGTGCCCACGGGACAATTCTGCTCTCGCCGCACTCAGAGCATGTTATCCGGACCATTTTGACCTTTTTGACGTTATCCGTCAGCAGAGCCTCCATGCTCTGGTCCAGCACCCACTCCGAATGATAAATCATGCCGCCTGTGTCCAGCTCATGGATAACCGAATGAATCAGCCCATCCGGTGGTGTCCGGGAGACAAGGGACCGGACATCCCGCATATGCCGGCCCATCAGAAAAAGTCCTCCAGATTGATCACAACACCATTCCCGGTGGTCTGCTGTCTTGGCACCTCCGTCAGTCCGTAAAACTCCCGGATGATGCCATCCGCCTCTGACGGGATAACACAGGAAAATGTCCCTGTCTTATGCTTGTCCGCAAATTCCTTGATTTTCGCCTCACATTTTGCAAGGCTCATCCACTCTCGCTCCAGGTCCTGAATGACCAGCTCGGCTAAATGTGGCTCTCCCCGAAGGATATCCTTCAGCTGCTCACCCACCATCCATACCGGGGTACGCTCTCTAGGCTGCTGGGCGGATATTTTGTCCAGCGCAATTTCCAGCGTGGTCACGACGTACACCCCCTCACCGCGTCTGCCAGGGCCATCAGGGCCTTTTGGATGGACTGGGCGGTGCCCTGGTCCTCCCGGCCCCTGGCTTTGATCAGCAGGCCCTGCATTTTGTTCACGTTCTCCTGGGTCTGCTGGAACAGGATCTGGAACGCTGCCACGTCCTTATCTGCGGAAATGGCCGCCTGCTTCAACCGCTTCTCCAGCTCCTCCACCCGGGCCAGATACAGATCCCTGGCCTCCTCGGCCGTCTTTCGCTTCTCCTCTGCCCTTGTCTTGGCCTCCCTGGCCTTGTCCAGCTTGGCCTGAACCTCCGCCGCTGCCTCTGCCCGGGCCCTGTCTATGGCCTCCTGATCCACAGCCATCACCGCAACGTCCACCGGGGCCGCCTTCAGCTCCTCCAACTCCTTCCGGAGCCGGGCCACCGCCTCCTCCGCCTCCCGGACGGACTGCCCCTCCGACTCCTTCAGGGCGGCGGCGTCCGCACGGGCCGTCTCGTACTGCTGCTTCAGCAGGGCCATGTCCGTCTCCATCTTGGCCCGGCTGTCTTCTGCGTGCTTTGCGTCAGCCAGGGCCTGCTCCATGGCTTTCCGGGCCTCGTCCCGCTCTTTGATCGCCCGATCCAGTTCCCGGGCGGACATGTCGATGACAGTTTTCTCCTCGCCGTTCACTTCGTGTGGTTCAGCTATAAACGACTCCCGCTCTTCCGGCGGCAATGCCAGCAGAGCCAGGGCTTTTGTGGCCCCCAAATCCGACAGCGCTGTCGGATTTGACCACTCCCGGGCCAGCCGCATGAAACGGTTGGCGGTCCTCTCGGAGAATTCAACTCGTTCAGTCAGCCACGGCAGCCACTCGCCGTGGGGCAGCACAGATTTCGCCTCTGTCAGCCGTTTCCCGATTTCCAAAATTGCCTCACCGGCTGTCTTTTTCAGCTCCAGGATCTCCCCGGTGATCGTCTCAATATCCCGACCCTCCACCGGAGTAAGTAAACGCGTCAAATCAACCATCCCGCTTTCCCTCCAATTCCATCAGCTCCGCCACCCAGGCCCGGTAATCCCGGGCCGCCGAGCTGAATGGGGACCACTGGCCCACAGGCTGCCCCGCCCAGCTGGCCTCAATAGCCTTGTCTGTCCGCCGGATTGCCGTCTTGAATATGGGGATCGGACTGTCCTCCCGAAGGGTGGCCACGGCGTCCTCCGCCACATTGGACCGATGCCACTGGGTCACCAGGCACCCGGCCACCTTCACCTGGGGACAGGCCCTCCGGATGTTGTCGATCTGCCGCACCAAACCGGCCATGCCAACCGTGGAGTACGCGTCCACTCCGGCCGGGATGATAATGCTGTCACAGGCGGACAGGGCCGAGATACAGCTGACGCTGTAATAGGGCGGGCAGTCTACAATCACCGCATCATACTCATCATCCTCGGCAATGACCTCGATCAGGCTCCGGAAACGGTTGAAATTTGGCTTCTCCAAACCAATGGTGCACTCCAGTTCAAAGTCTCCCAGATCCTCGTTGGCCGGGATGATGTGCAGTCCGGGAATCTCCGTCTGGCTTATAATGTCCGGATACCACTCCAGAGAGCACCGAAGCGCGTCGGACAGTCCGGCCGCATCGTTCTCCCTCGGGAGCAGGGTGCCGGTGGCGTTTCCCTGGCTGTCCGCATCGATGAGCAGTACTCTTTTTCCGCAGCTGGTGGCCAGGATATAGGCCAGATTCACAGCGGTGGTGGTCTTTCCAACCCCGCCCTTGCGGTTCACGATTGCATATGTTCTCATAATTTTTGTCCTTTCTTTCTATCCGCTTAAAATGGTAATGGGCCACCAGACGAAGCGCCGTCTCCAGGGCCTCCGCCGCTTCCAGGTGGTGGGCCGCCAGCTCCGGAGACAGCCTGGCCTGGCCCCGATGCTTCAGCACCTCCGCCTCCAGCAGCCGGAGCAGCTTTGTTTTGGATATGGTCATATTCACTCTCCCACGGAACAGGCTCGCTGCCCGGCAGACTGTAAAAGGACTGCTGCTTATACTGCGGCTCTCGGTATTTGGGCTTGGTCTTTGGTTTGTCAAAACCGGAGAGTTCCGGAACAAAACGCTGGATTTCCCCCCGAAATACCAGCGGCCAGGTTCCAAGACGCCCCTCCTTGTTTTTTGCCAGGGTCAGCGTCCGCTCGGCGTTGCTGGACGTCTCATCCGACCGCCATACAAATATGACTGCGTCGGCATCCTGCTCAATCTGGCCGCTCTCCCGCAGGTCGGACATCACAGGCTCTCTCCGCCTGCCGTCAGGCGGCCTGGACAGCTGCGACAGGGCCACTACTGTAATCCCGTGTTTCCGGGCCATGTTTGCCAGGGCTCTTGAAATGTCCGCCACCTCATCCTGGCGGTTGTACCGCTTCCCGCTGGCCTGGATCAGCTGGAGATAGTCCACATAGACCACCTCAAATTTTCGGGCCATGACCCTGGCCTCAATCTGCTCCACCGTCCAGCCGGCGGCCTCTACAATGCGCATATTATGCCGGATGATCTGATCCGCGCTGCCCTCAATCAGGCTGTACTCCATATCCGTCAGTTTTCTGCTTCTGATCTTCGCCCCCGGGATTCCAGTTACTGAGGATACCAGCCGGGTAAACAGGGTCTTTATGCCTGTCTCCAGAGAGAAAAATCCCACCCTGCGCTGCTCCGCCTGCTTGTACGCAAAATGGAGCGCAAGGGCCGTCTTACCGTCGGACGGACGGCCGCCCAGGACCACAAAACTTCCCCGTTCAATGGTCAGCTCCTGGTTCAGAAACTCAAATCCCCACGGGATGCCCTGGGGAACGGTGTCCAGACCGCTTGTAAAATCCACCATGCACCTGGACATATCGGCCTCATCATCCCGGCCGTGTTCGGTCAGCAGTTCCTGACCCTTCCGCAGCAGGGACAGGCCCTCCTTCTCCGGGTCATCCATCTGCTTCAGCATCTCCCCAAGCTCCTGAAAGCGGATTTTTAGCGTGGCCTTCCGGGTATCAGCTATGTACGCCGTAATGTGGGCCGCCGTTGCCGTCAGATCCATCAGCTCCAGGATATAACGGCGCACCGCCATGTCTCCGGGGGCAATCAGATCCAGCACAGTTACCGGATCTATCATCCCGTTTTCCAGATACAGCCGGCGAAAGGCCCGGAACAGCTGACGGTTGATCTCCATGGTGAAGTCCGTTTCGGAAAGCTCGTCCACCACAAGGCCTACAACCTTATCGTCAATGAGCATGGAGCCAATTACGCTCTGCTCCGCCCCCAACAGCTCCTCCCGTGGGAGCGTCAGCTCACCGGACGCCATAGCGCACCTCCTGGGGCTCCGCCCCACGGGTCCGGCCGCTCGACTGGACCTGCTTCCGCTTTTCCGTCCACTTCCTGTCCCGCAGCCAGCGGAAGGCGTAGGGGATGCCCCGGCCCTCCCGCCAGTCCTCGCACTCCAGATGCCGCTTCAAGCCAAGCGCAATCTCGGTCAGAAGGTCGTCCTCTGATCCGCCGTGCCTGTCCATCAGCTCCCGGTCCAGGGGAAGCTTGTCCCACTCCTCCACAGCCTTGGCCCGGTCCTCGTCCCGGGGATAGTTTTTCCAGAAGCCCTCAAATTTCTCCGCCCTCCAGACGGGAACCGCCTTAGCCCTTCGTCTCCGGGAGGGCTTATCCCCCCTTGGGGGGCTTTGGGGGGTATTACTTAAGTCTTTATTTAATACTTGTTTATTTAATTGCGTCGGATTTTCCGTCGACGGTTCAGCCGTCGACGGTTTTCCCGACAACGGTTGTCCGCACTCCTCCACCGTTGTCGGATTTTCCGACAACGGCATACGGGACACCTCATAGATTACATATGCGTTGCCGCCGAATTTCCCGCTCTTGGCATGGCTCTGCTCCCGGTTCAGATAGCCGGCCGCCTCCAGTTCACCCAATGAAGACCGAATCGCGTCCTTGCCTGTCCCGCAAATTTTTGCCAGGCCGGAGACACTGTACTTCCAATCCTCGGGCAGGCCCAGGAGCACCGCCATAAGGCCCTTGGTTTTCAAACTCAGCCGGGGATCCCTCAGCATGTCGTTTTGAAGAACCGTAAACCCCTGGCTCCGTTCTACTCGTATCATACTCTCAGCCATGGCCGCCCCTCCTCAGGATGCCTCCAGAGTGGGTCCGGATCACAAACCCCGTCTCCAGATCAACCCCCACATCGTTGGTCAGACGCAGCCAGGGCACCATATCATTCCGTGTATTGGGAAGCAGGATATCCCTCGGCATGCTGTATTCCTCCGCCACCCGGAAGCCAAGACGGCGCAGAGCCACACGCCGGGCCGACGGCGTCACGCAGGGCACCAGCGCGTCTGGAATCCCGCCCCCGTGGTCCGCCAGGAATAGGAGTTCTGCCCGGGCCCGTACACTCTCCCACTGCTCCATCAATTCATTTGGGATCATTTCTCCCGCCCCCTTGTCTTTTTTCATCCTCTATGGTAGAATAAAAATGTTCTCATAGTGCTTGTCCTTGACAAGTGCGATCCCCGCGGTCTCTCCAGGGCCGCGGGGATTTTTTTGTCCTCTGCCCCACTCTCACACCGCCTCCAGCTCCCGGACCTGAAGTCCGCCGTCCTCCATCACCGTGGCCAGGGCCACCCCGCCGTCAGTCAGCCACGCCCGGAAGATGTGCCTGCTCAGCTGCTCCACCTGCCACAGCCGCTCAGCCCCGTACCGGGCCACCAGCTGCTCCGTCACCTGCGCCGCTGCGGGCAGGGACTCTAAAACAGTATTCAACATAATCTGCCTCCTATTCTAAGTACGCCGCCAGCGCCAGCAGGAACGCCCCCGCCGACAACCCCAGCACAATCCATTCCACCGCCTCATACGGCCGTGGATGTCTCTTTTGAAATCTTGCCCACATTGTCTTTCACCTTCCCTGCTTGTCCACCGGGCCGAGGGAGCTTTGATCCCCGGCCGTCGATCACGCGCCCGACTCAGAGCTGCCGCGCTCCAGGGCCATTTGTTTGCGCAGCATGGAGCGGTAAATAATATCGTTAATCTTTTCGTCGAAGATTTCTTTGTCCTTCTCCGTGAAGTTTTTGCAATAGGTGTCGTAGATTTCCACTCGAAAGCCCTTGCCCGTGACGACCATCGCCAGATCATCCGGATTGTCCTCAATGCGTTCCATTCGACTGCGTCCCATTTGATCCCCTCCTCTCGAAAGTGTATTCACTTGACAGCCCGTCCTATCACTGGACTTTTATTGCTGGTCCGGACCTTCTCCGCAAAACATCTCCAGTTCAAGGCCGGATTTGATGATCTCCCGCAGGTCCTCTATAATGGCACAGAACTCCGGCCGCTCTGTCTGGTCTACCACGCCGTCCTCTGCAATGGCTAACAGGCGTTCTACCCCGCTTTTGGCCTGGAATCTGGTCATGCGGTTGTAGATCCTCACCGCCACCTCCAGAATAGACCGCTCCTCCAACTGAGGCACCACCCGGGCCATAAGCGCGTTGGTCTCCTGAAGATGCTGGTATGCCAGTGCCAGAGCATTGTACTGGATCACCATGCGCTCCACCGCGTCGTTGGGCGGGACACGCTGGCCCGTTTCATAGGCCCGCAGGCTCTCTACACAGATGCCCAGGCGTTCCGCTGCCGCTTCCTGGGTCAAACCGGCAGCCCGGCGCGCGGTTTTGTAGATATTCCGGGATTCTTCCTGCATGGTACTATCCTCCTTTAGGTGGTATGCTTTAGGTGGGAGAGTGGATCAGCTGGCCGCGTCGGCCTGGGCAGCTCCTGGGGACTCCCGGCCGCACAGGGTATCCATTGTGCAGTCGAACAGGGATGCCAGCGCCATCAGATTTTCCATCGTGGGCACATTGACCCCTGTTTCCCATTTAGCCACGGCGCCGGGTGAAACCTGCACGTCCTTTGCCACCTGCCGCTGGGTCAGACCACGGCCCTCCCGAATTTCCCGAATTCTCAGGGTATACTCCATTCCCCCACCCCCTTTCTTTTTTGCTTGCTTACTGACAATAAGCGTGTTAAAATTGAACAAACGTACATTAATGGGCACTGACAGGATACAGCTGTATTACTTTTGCTGATTATCATACGTACAGCCCGAAATGCTTTTTATGTAGAGAGAGACCGCTTCATTGATTACTGCATTTTTTGTACGTTTAGTTTTTTCCGCATATTCTTTGATGGCGCAGTGAAGTTTATCTGTTGTGCGGAACGTTAGTCGGATTGAATAATTACTTGTCATACTTTTGACGTCACCCTTTCTGTATGATATCACGTCGTCAAGTTGACGTCAATAGTCATACGAAATTATTTGGGGAGGAATATTTATGGATGAAAAACGATTTACACTCCGAATGGATGGAACTCTTTTTAATGAAATCAGTGACTTAGCCGCCTCACATCGCAGATCAGTAGCTAAGGAGATTGAGTGCGCTATTGCGGAATATTTACGCCGTGAACAAGAATCTCATATCATAGATAAGTACGGCCTAGACCCGTCGCATGAAGATGCTGTTAAAGAATTGCGTGAATTAAAGGCACTTCGTGATAAATTCAATGAATTTAAATAGCCCCCCTTTTTCTGGATGACTTAATTAGTCAAAAATCGCATAACTCTGCTAATTAACCCGCAGCAGAGAACGATCACAATGTCTCTAAACGTGAACCGCATTTCTGTCCCCCCTTCCATCTGCTGACGTATCATCAACTTGTGAGTTAATCATAATCGGTAAATTTACCGATGTCAATATAAAATCGGTCTATTGTCCGATTTTATGCAATCATCCAAATTCTTTTTTAATAGGAGAGATGCCACTTGGATGTTAAGTATTTTGTGCAACATTTAAAAGCTCTGCTTGATGAACGTGGGATATCATACTCAAGAGCTGGTCGAGAAAGCGGTGCAGGTGTGGACTTTATCCGCAATATGGAAAGGCGGGACAGTGCACCATCATTTGTGAAGGTCCAACAAATGGCTGACTATCTCGGTGTGACTACCAGCGAACTTTTGGGCGAACAAAAAAAGCCCGGCACCCAAATGGATGCCGGACCCCAGGATCCGATAGACGCTCGTCTTATGGAGTTGGTTCGCCAGTTGTCGCCCGAGCAGAAGAAGTCTTTGATTGAAAAGATGGAATTTCTAATATCCATGCGAGAATAGCATCCTGTTCCTCTTGGGTCAGCATGTGAAACAGCTCAAGGATTCTCCTATCGTCGGCGCTGGTCATTGCGTACTCCTTTCCTTTTCCAGCGGCCGGGAATGTCTTTATATTGCGCGCAAGGATAATTATACTGGATATTGGATTTTTTTCCATATATATTTTTCAAATTATACTGATAATCGTCTAAAAATAAAAAGTGCTCAATTTGGGCACTTTGGAGAGGGTCGTAACGATATGAACTATGACTTTATCGCTATTGATTTTGAAACTGCAACAAAAGAAAATGACAGTGCCTGTGCTATTGGAATTGCTGCGGTCAAAGGGGTTGAAATTGTTGATACTTATTATTCCTTAATTCAACCTCCTGAAAACAAATACGATAGTGATAACATTTCCATTCATGGAATAACGCCTGAGATGACTAAAAATTCCCCCTCATTTTATCAAGTATGGTGGAATGGAGTTTGTAATTATTTTGGATCTTCTCTAGTTATTGCTCATAATGCATTCTGCCCAAGCCAGCGGCCGCTGGTGCCCTGTCCCAGCGGCCACCCGGCCCAGACTCAGCGGCCACCTAATCAGCGGCCAGATTTGGGTTCAATTACCACAGTGTAGTGCTTCGTA